GGAAGGGCTGCTTGAGGGAGTGGGAATCTCGAAGATGAAGAGAGACAAGGACGGCATCTCCGTGAGCATCGGCTTTGACGGGTACAATAAAAACGGGACTCCTAATGCCCTGGTGGCGAGATCTCTCGCAAAGGGTACATCCGTGCAGAAGCCGAACCGCTTCGTCACAAGGACCTTCAAGGCCACCGAGAACAGACGGGTCAAGGCGATAGTAGACAAGATCAATTCAATTAAAATTCAGAACAAATGAGGATATAACACATGGCAAATGTAAAAACAGGCTTCAGCCTGCCTTATGTAGCACTTTACGCAGAGAGCAACGGAACGGTGACATACTCCTCCGGTCAGAAGCTGGCAAGAGGAGTCAGCGTCTCCTTCAGCATCAATGCTGCGGACAGTGTTAACTTCTATGCCGATAACATCCTGGCCGAGTCCGCAGGAGGTGTCTTCACAGACGGAGAGGTGACTCTCACAGTTGACGGACTCGATTCTGCAGCAGAGAAGCTGATATTCAACCTGCCTACAGCAGGAGCTGACGGCTTCACCTCATGGGGCGATGATGAGGCTCCTTTCGTGGGCATCGGTTTCATCGTCAGAACGATGTACCTCGGCGTTGAAGGCTTCCAGGCAATTGTCCTGCCAAAGTGCAAGTTCAATGTACCTGGACTCGAAGCGGCAACGCAGGAGGATGTCATAGCGTTCCAGACTCAGGAGCTGACCGCTGCCATCTTCAGAGATGACACAGCAGGCAAGGTATGGCTGAAGAAGGGAACAGTTAAGACAACAGAGGCTTTAGCAGAGGCTGACATCAAGACTCTGTTCGCCATCTCCTAAGGCAAGGAAGAGGGGGCAGTATGGAGATATACGGAATAGAAAGACACTTTAAGCTGACGGTCGGGGCATACCGTGAAGTGGCGGCAATGCTTCCGGGCGGAAACATCGAGGAGCTGGGAGCGGCTCTCACAAGTGATGACCCGTTCAGAACGATGACGATGATCTTCAATCTCGCTGTCGTGATGAGCAAGTGGTACGAGAAGCAGCAGAGCTTCCTCGATCCGGATTATAAGAAACCGAGACCGCTGACATTGGAGGAGCTTGAGACTCTTCCGATGTCGGAGGTCGTGGGAGATCTGAAGGATGAGATCATCCGGGCGATAATATCGAGCCAGGAGACAGAGATCCCTTTAAAAAAAACAGAGGGGAACGCCACGGAAGAAGACTGAACAGGTCCCGGATGTGGTTCCTCTATATAGGAAGAAGAATCGGCATGTCGAAGAGTGAGATCCTCGTCACCGACCTGGGCGAGATGTACGACATGATGGCGGCACAGGCCGTCATGGAGGGCGGTCGGGAGGTAGACAGAAGCTCTGACTTCTTCGACATCATTAACATAAGATAGGTGTATTGAATGGCATCGGAACGGAAAATAAAGCTCTCGCTTGACGGCGAGAAAGAATTTAAATCGGCTCTGCGGTCGATAAATACACAGACGAAGGCACTCAATGCCGAGATGAAGGCGGTCACATCTTCCTTTGACAAGAACACTTCAAGCGAAGAGAAGAACAGGAAGACCACCGAGTTGCTCCGGAAGGCACAGGAGAGCTATCAGAAGAAGATAGACACCCTGAAGGAACGCATCGATGAAGCCACCAAGGCATACGGTGAAAACAGCGACTATGTCAACAAGCTGAAGAGTCAGATGTACAACGCCGAAGCCGAGATGAACAGGATGGCAAAGTCGGTGCAGAACATGGGAGAAGCTGCAGAGGATGCAGGCAGTTCAACGCTGACCTTCTCCGATGTCCTGGGAGCGAATCTGCTCTCCGGAGTGATGCAGAAGGGCCTTGAGGTAATGGCCTCCAAGTTCGTGGAAATGGCCCAGGCGGTCATTGAGTTCGGCTTTAATGTCATAAGCCTTGCAGACGATCTGAACACGCTGTCCAAGACAACGAACCTCTCAACAGAGACTCTGCAGGAGTTCAGATACGCATCTGCCTTCCTGGATGTGGATGAGTCCACGCTGACAGGATCGCTCACGAAGCTGACCAGGCAGATGTACAGTGCATCAACAGGAAGCAAGGCATCAGCCGAGGCCTTCAAGACTCTCGGCATCAACATCAGGAACGCCGACGGCAGCCTGAGACCTCGGTATGATGTCTTCCTTGAAACGATAGATGCACTCGGTCAGATAGATGACGAGGTCACGAGAGACGGTCTTGCAATGCAGATCTTCGGCAAATCTGCACAGGAGCTGAACCCTCTGATAGCGGCAGGCAGTTCAGCTCTTGACGAATACCGGAAGCAGGCCCATGAAGTGGGCTATGTGCTGGATCAGGAGACACTCGACCGGATGAACTCCGTGAACGACGAAGTGGACCGGATGAAACTGCAGTTCGATGCTCTGAAGAATCAGCTCGGCACAGCGGTCGCACCGGTGATCCACGAGGTGGTCACAGCTCTCGGAGAGTTCGTTGCAGCTGTCGATTGGCAGACGGTCGGGCAGATAATCTATGTCGCATTAATGACCATCGTAGGAGCCTTTATGGCGGCCTACGAGATCGTTAAGACAGTTATCGATGTGTTTGGCCGGCTCGGTGAAGTGTTCGAGCAGATCCCTGCAAAGGTCCAGGAGATGACCGATGCAGTGGCCGCTAAATTCAAAGAGATAATCGAGGGAGCGAAGAATTGGGGCAAAGACCTGATCCAGGGCTTCATCGATGGCATCATGAGCAAGATAGAGGCTCTCCGCAGTGCAGCCTCCAATGTGGCAGGCATCATCAGAGGCTTCCTCCACTTCTCAAGACCTGATGAAGGCCCGTTAAGGGACTACGAGAAATGGATGCCTGACATGGTGCAGGGACTCGCTGACAGTCTCTCGGCTTCCTCCTGGAAGTTGGAAAATGCAGTCGGCAGTCTTGCCGGAGGAATGGCTGCAGGCATGACGATGAATCTCGGAGGCATCACGATCAACGGTGTCGCTGATGAGTCTCAGATAGACCGAATGGTCAATACTATTGAGAGAAAGCTCGGGCAGAGGTTGTACAGATGATAGCAGGAGTAAGACAGTTTAAGCTAATCAATGCTCTCGGTGCAGAGTATGACATGACAAGACCCGATGCCCTTCTCCATGCTCCCGATGGGCTTGGATGGGGTACAGAGGCGACAGTCAACCGCCTCGGCATGACCTACATCGGCATCAACGAGAAGGAGATACATCAGTCTCCAAGCGGTGAGATGGTGTTCAGGACATACGAGGAGTACGGCAGGTTTTTATCCTTCTGTCAGCAGGGCGGTCTCGTGTTGTGCTACAAGCCACTTGATACATGGTACTACTGCGAGTGTTTGATAAGCATACAGAAGAGTGAGATACAGTGGGAGAACAATCATCTCATCTGTCCTGTGCAGTTCACATTGCTCTCCTATTGGTACGAGCGAGTGGTCGCACAGACGGCAGAGCCTCCCGAGCCTGTAGAGCCAAACTATCGGACAGTGACAGGCGACCCTGCAGTGTTCAATGCTCGGTACAGTTACCCGATAAAAGACCTCTCTGTCGCCATACAAGGCAGTCAGGAGCTTAACGGCTACGACAAGCCTTGGGTAGGGGGAGCAGGGAAAAACAAACTGCCAAATCCGTCAGTTGCGGAAGAAAGAATTGCCTACGGCATAACATACACCGCATACAGTGACGGAACATTTCACATTAAAGGCACTTCTACTCGGGGAGGCACACAGATTTTTCAACTGTCAAAAACAGTCGATATTGTCAGCGGTATGTATTGGCACATGGGGAACGAAAAAGCCATGCCGAGTGTCGCTTGCAATCTATTGACGGCATCAGCGAGCATATTAGACAGAACATGTTCACCAGCAAACAGAGTTATTGACCTGTCAAACTATGTCGGGAACACGGTCGCAAGGTTTGCAATATATGTTGCCAATGGTCAGACGGTAGACAGTGACATAAAACCAATGTTGGTAATGTCATCAACCGCCACCGCCTACGAACCCTACGAAAACATCTGCCCTATCACTGCCTACACCTCTGTCACGATAACGCAGAGTGGCTCGACAACGAACACCTACGAGGTGGAGCTGACAGGTGCGGGGCAGGTGTACAAGGGTACGCTTGATGTCACAACGGGCGAGTTGACAGTTTATTGTATATCGAGAATAATAACGAGTTTTAATGGGGTATTTGGAGCAACGCCAAGTGGGTATTGTGCATTTGTAAACGATGACCAAGCCATAAGAAAAACTGTTCCTACCGACATGGTACCGAACATGGTAAGCAATATAATGACATATACTTCGAAAGACCGCTATAACCCGACAAGAGAAATATATACATACGGCGGAGACGACGGAGGCGAGCGGACTGTTACATTTATCCTGCCGAGTACTATAACATCGTTAGAAGAGGCAAACGCATGGCTTAATAGCTTGGCAACGCCATTAATATGTACTTTTTACCGACCACTCACCTATCAGCTCACACCGACACAGCTCTCCAACCTTATCGGTCAGAACACGATAAAGGCGGATGCAGGAGAGGTCACAGTCACCTATCGCACGGATGCACGGACAGAGTTCAAGGTATATCCGTATCAGTACAGTTACAAGTACGGCGACACCGCACAGAATGTTTTCGATATAGACTGTGACCTGCCGAGCTATTTCAAGCTGACCATCTTTGGAGAGCGGACAAACCCAAGCTGGAGAGTGGTGCAGAACGGCAACATCGTCAAGAGCGGAAAGCTCAATGCTACGATTGGAAGCAGTCAGAAGCTCGTTATCAACACCGACCCGAAGCAGACGGAGATTGCTCTGTATACTCTCTCGAACACGAGGATAAACAACCTCTACGGCTACAGTGACTTTGCGACAGAACGCATCTTCGCCTTGCCTCAGGGCGAGTGTCAGGTGCAGGTGCTGACCGAGGATGAGCAACCGCCAAAGGTCATGATCGAGGTGCTGAAACATGTATAGATGTGAGTTATTCAACATGTACACAAGGAGCTTCGTGTCCTTCTTCATGCTCGACAAGGGAGCGGTCATCACGGATGACTATCTGTCTCCGAGAAAGTT